AGCCATAGCTATGGAACAAAGGGCGAGAGTCGCTGGCAAAGCCTCTGCGGCAGACGTATATCGTCGTTTTATTGAGCAACAAAAGAAGAAGACCCGTGCATCCCGTAGAGCGTGATATTCGTAAGTGGTCAAAAGATTTTCTTGAGGTGCCAAACATAAAGCTTAACGGTATGCCGCCCTGCCCCTATGCTGCAAAGGCATGGGCAGACGATAAAGTTATATTCAGTATAAACACTGGACTAGATGGATTACGTTACGAAGTAGAGATATTTGATAGCCACGACTATGATATAGTTGTATGGGCAGAAGAAGACATGCCAGATATGGATTATCTGGACGGTTGGTGCGATGGTATGAATGAGGCACTGTCTGTTGCTGGCATGGATATGCACTTGATGGTCTTTCATCCCGACTACGACGCAGTAGACGCGGGACTTGACTTTTTAGTAAATGATGGTATAACTAGTAACGAATTGGAATACTGCATGGTTTTCGTGCAGAGACTGTCGCCCTTAGATGACGCGGCATTAAGTTTGGAGAAGTCTGGTTACTATGAAAACTTTCCAAACGAAGTATATGAAGCCTTAGTTCTTGACAGAAGGAGATTAAGAAATGGCGGTACACGGTAAAGCCAAAATGGCTAAGAAAAAAATGCGCGGCGGTGGCATGGCGAAGAAGAAGATGCGTGGCGGCGGTATGATGAAGAAAAAGATGATGGGCGGTGGCATGGCCAAGATGTCCAAAAAGAAAAAGATGATGCGTGGCGGTATGGCCAAAAAGAAAAAGTAATGCCCTATGTCTCTGATTCCTCAATTCATGGGCATGGTGTATTCGCTGATAAGGACTACGCAGTCGGAGATACGATTGAGTTGTGTCCTTATTTGGTCGCGGATGACACTGACGTGGGAGATGACTGTATCTTACATAACTACATGTTTCAATCACCTAACGAAGACGTTGAGGAGTTTCTTATCCCGCTAGGATATGGAATGGTGTATAATCACAGTAGTACACCAAATGCAGAGTGGGTAGTTTTAGAAGAGGACAATCGTTTTGTGCAGTTTTATGCTGTTCAGAATATAAAACAGAATGATGAAATCTTTCACGACTATGGCGAGGACTATTGGGATAGCAGAGATATAAATGGCGTATAAGACACACGTAAAGATTGGGCGTAAACGCATCCGTAGACCTGGAGTTCACAAAAAGAATGTTAATAAACGCAACAAACCTAAGACGCACTTTGGTTAAGTATCTTGGATGGGCTTTGCTCTATACGGGCAAGCCCTTCACTTCTGTGGGCAACTGGTTCTGGAAAAAACATCGTGACGTACTAGATTGGGGTAACAAGTAATGCCTATAGCTAGTAACGGGTCAAAGTTTACAACAGATATAACGGCTGTTGGCAGTAGTGATACGGATTGTTATCTTGTGCCTAAAAATCACGTGTCTCACATAAGACATTTGCTTCTTACTAATAGTAATGCAAGTGCCAGAACATTTACGATTAAGATTTATGAAAAGGTTCCAAATACCACTACAACGATTTTTTCAGAACATTCTTTAGCTACAAAAACTGCAGAGTCTGTATTTACGATGGACAAACCTATTATTCTAAAATCAGAGGATAAGATTGTGATAGCTGCAAGTGCAGCCAGTAGTATTGTCTGTGTAGTGTCTGCTGAAGAATTTTTTGATCCCAATGTATAGGAGATAGGAGATGGTTCGTGTCTCTAAAAAACCCCCAGCAAAAAAGAAAACCTCACCGGCTAGAGCGAAAAAGAAACCGAATAGAACGCTTAAACTTGCGCCGGGCGGTGCGGCAAAGAGCAAAAGCAGAGTTAATGAAGCTGGCAACTATACTAAGCCCACCATGAGAAAGAACTTGTTTAACAAGATTAAAGCTGGTGGCAAGGGAGGTAATCCTGGTCAATGGTCGGCGCGTAAAGCCCAGATGCTTGCCAAGCAATACAAAGCCAAAGGTGGCGGGTATAAATGACACATGCTTTTCTCCTATTCGTGTTTCTTGGAGTGGGGGAGGAGAAAAGGTTAGTCAGCAATGATTTATACTTTAGAGATTTAAGTGAGTGCGTCTGGTACGCACAAACAATACGTAAACAGGGTAATCAGCTAACTTCCTACTGCTTGCCCAAACTGGTGAATCCAGAACAAGTGAGACTGTACTGATGGACCCTATAAGCGCAATGGCGACTGCTTCGGCAGCGTTTAGCACTATCAAAAAAGGCTTTGCGATAGGCCGTGACATTGAACAGATGGCGGGAGATTTGTCTCGCTGGATGGGAGCATTGTCTGACCTAGAACAAGCAGAGCGTGAGGCGAAGAACCCACCTATCTTCAAAAAGCTGTTTTCCGGCAAGACGGTAGAACAGGAAGCGATGGAAGCGTTTGCCAACAAGCGCAAGGCACAGGCCCAGCGCGACGAGTTGAAGCAATGGATTAGCTTGACACTTGGCAGAAAAGCTTGGGAAGATTTGATTGCTACAGAAGGACGGATACGTAAGCAGAGACAGGAAACAATCTACAAACAGCGTGAGAAGCGCAGGAAGTTTATGGAGATTGTAGCTTGGACAATACTTGTAAGTGTTGGCGTTGCAGTTCTTTATAGCTTTGTGATACTGTTAAAGGCGCATTCAGCCAAGGCTTCGGTCACATATCCTGAGTATGTAACCTGCCGACTTGTTAAGTGTGAGATGTACTCTGGTGAAAACCTTTGTATCTACAAAGGGCCAAACAATACCATAGATGCTGTAGCTATTGAGCGTGGCCAATACTACCCAAGTGAGATACAGTGTAAATATAGCCCTAGTAAGAAACCTGTAACTATCCGCGACATAATAGACTCAATCAAGGAAGCAATGCAATAATGTCTCTAAAAAAATCGCAGAAGAGTCTCAAGAGTTGGACAAAGCAGGATTGGAGAACCAAGAGTGGTAAAAAATCCAGTGAGACTGGAGAGAGGTATCTACCGGCAGCAGCTATCAAGTCGCTATCGCCGCAGGAATACGCGGCTACAACCAAAGCTAAAAGGAAAGGTTCACGAGCCGGTAAACAGTTCGTTAAACAGCCCAAAAAAATAGCTAAAAAAACAGCCAAGTTTCGGAGAACATAATGCGTATATTGACGGCTATTATAGTCTTGACATTGCTGGCAGGATGTGGTAGAATAGATTTTTCTGATATATCAACAACAGCAGGAGCAACGGGAGCGGCCATCGGGACTGCGGTGATAACAACAAACCCTATGGCTATTGGTGCTGTAACAGCAGGGGGGGCCATAGCTGGAGCAACACTAGTAAAGGACGACAAGAGTTTGAGTACAGAACAGATAAAGGAAGTTGAAAATCCTTGGCAAGCGATGCTAGTTGCTTTTGACCAGCTTCTTGCTCATGCGTTTGAGATTGTAATCGCCATTGGCATTGCAGTTATTGGCGTACCTATGTTGATTACATATCTCATGGGACGCTTCAAGCAACGTCCAGAGGATGCTAAGACTATCAATAATCTTGTTGAAAAAATTGGCAAGATGAAGGAAAATGATTAGTGGCCGCAGATAAGTTTTTAGAGTGGAAGGTGTTACCGCGCCTAATGACGCTTTTATTTAGTTTTATGGCGTGGCGCTGCGCAGAGTGGTTCATGCACTTAGAGTATCCTACTGCCGTTCAAGCTGGATTTGTTTCTGTTGTAATGGGGGCAATGACTGGTGCTTTTGCTATTTGGATGGGACATGAGAGTAAAAAATAATGTGGCCTTATACTGAGGAAGAACAAAAATGGCTAGACAGCTAACAGAACGACAGCAAAAGTTTCTTGATGTGCTTTTTGACGAAGCTGGTGGTGACATTCCCACGGCAAAACGTATGGCTGGATATTCTGACAATAGCTCCTCTACAGAAATTGTTAAGGGCTTGAAAGAAGAAATTCTTGAGGCTACACAGATGTACATGGCACGTAATGCTCCCAAAGCAGCGATGTCTATGGCGGGTGCGTTGTATGATCCTACAGAGCTTGGTATTAAGGAAAAAATGGTTGCTGCTAAAGAATTACTTGATCGTGTAGGCTTGGTTAAAACAGAAAAGCTAAAGGTTGAAGCAAGTGGTGGTGTTATGCTTATGCCACCCAAGGCTCCTGCAGAGGACGATGACTAGAACAGCAGGTCGATTTAAACTTCCGCAACCTACAGATATTAAAGATGAGGAAGAGTGGGTTCCGGTTCCACGAATAGCACGTACAATACCCTTTGGGTATGAGGCAGATGAGAGTGACCCCGACATTCTAATACCTGTTTCAAAAGAATTAGATTTATTAGAAACTGCAAGAAAGCATGTGAAGCAGTATTCGTATCGGGAA